CCCCCCACGTGGATCTCCCGATCCGGGTGGAGGATGGACAGATCGTCCTCGGCCTCGGCCTGCTGCTTCGCCTGCTTTTTCTTCGGATGCCGGCGTGCCATTACGCGCCCTCGTCCAGCAGCTCGATACGGCCAAAGCCACCGAGTGCCGGATCCGGCTCGCTCAGCGGGTCGAACAGCGCGGTACCGCTGAGCGCCAGCTCACCGAAGGACTCGTTGATCAGGTCCAGCTGATTCACCGGATTGAACTTCAGGCGATACAGGCGCGCGCGGATACGATCCCCGCTGTCATCGACGGTGTTGACGCCGTCGAGCATCAGGTAACGAATCGGTGGACGCTCGGTGAACATGGTCACATCGGTGCTGGCGCCGAACTCATAATCCGCTTCGAAGGGCGCGGTGAAGCCGCTGAGATCGCTGAGGATTTCGAGCACGCCACCCGGCACCGACTCGATGCGGTAGTCCGTGTCTTCCACCAGCTCCGTCGGTGTGCCCGCTGAATCGGACAGGACCAGATTGCTGATGTTGCCGCGATCCAGAATCACCCGGTCACCGATGGTGAGAGGCTCGGGCAGCGGCTCGCCAGTCTTGGAGCCAGACGCCACGGTCAGCGCCTTGCCGTAGAGGCCGAGCGCCAGGTTCTTGGCGTCGCCGTGGCGAAGCGTGAGGTTGAAGGTCACCTCGGTCGCGGTGTTCAAGGTCGCGCTGGTCTGCCGGTTGCCGGAATAGCTTTCCTGCCGGTTTTCCTCCGTGACGCTCATCGCGATGTTCAAGAGGCCAGCGTCGTTCACCCAGCGCATTGCGCCGGGCTTACCATTGGCCAGGCGCTCACCCAGATACACTTTGCCTTGCAGCGAGAAATCCCTCATTGGTCAGCCCCCTTGTTGCTGTCTTTGCCGCCGGTCTTCTCCGGCGGGGCGGTCTCGGCGGGCTGGTAGCCGCCGGGGCGGGAGCCTTCCAGCTTCCCGATCTTCTCCAGCCACGCCTTTTGGCGCGGCGTGACTTCGATCTGGTCCCCTTTTTTGCACGGGCGGCCTTTGTGTTCGTGCGGGCCGGCCAGGGTGACCGTCACGGTCTTTTGCTTCGTGGTCATGGGGCGTTGCCTCCGATGAAGTGCTTTGTGGAAAAAACCTCCGCCCACAACAGGGTGTTGGCGTCGTAGTCCAGGACGTCGCCCTGCTGCCAGGCGATCGGCCGCATGATCCCCGCGCCGGGCGTCCAGCCCATGAGCGCATCGCGCACCGCGCCAATCAGCGGCCGGGCGTCGGTGTTGACCGCCTCGCCACGGGGATCCCGATAGTTCCGTAAGGCCAGAACCACCCCGAAGGTGGTCTCAACCTGCTGCTTACCGCTGATCCTGCGCTGGCCCTCCGAGGCCTCCGGCACCCGCTTCTCCTGGCCGGCGACGACGAAGGCGCTTGGCGTGCGAAAGCCCCGAAGGTCCTGCACGGCGGCGTAGTCGGCCGCGCCACCCACCACCTCAAACTGCGAGACCACATCGCGGATGCGGGCCTCAATGAGTGTGGTGTCCAGCGGCTGGCTCATCAGTAGTCACCCAGGTTGTCGCGGAAGGTGGTCATGCCGGTGCGGAACTCCGGCGAGCCGGCGCCCTGGCTGGCTTGGCTATCGTTTGCACCGAGGCTGAACTTGCCGTCGGCCGTCAGCTGCAGCAGCTTCAGAGCGTCCCGGTAGTCCCGGACGATCGGGTCGCTGCCGTCGTCACTGCTGAGGCGGTCCTTGTGCAACAGGTACCGGGTGATGGCCCGGGCCCAATTGCTGACGACGCGGGGTACCGGATCCAGGGGGAGATAGCCCCGCCTCGCCAGAAAGCCATCGATCTGCGCCTGGGCATCCGATATAGCGTCGTCGATCCGCTGCAGGGCATCGTCGGCGACCGCCACCTCATCAGCCGGCCAGGTGCTCCGGTCCTGATCCAGCAGCGTGGCCTCCATCAGCTCAGCGGCCACTACCCGTTCATGCTGGGCGGTGGCCACCTGGGCCAGTTCCCTGGCCCCGGGCCGCTCGGCGAGCTGCTGGTGGGTGACGTAGTTCATTGCTGAACCATGCCCTCGAAGGTGCCGGCTTCGACCTCTACCTGGTCATTGGCTTCCAGCTCGGCCAACTGCTCCTCCGTCAGCACACCGTCGGCGAAGCCGATACCATCGGTATCGATCTCGTGCTCACCGAACGTCACGGTGCCGTCCTTGGCCTTGACCCAGACACCCTCGATCGGGGCGTTCTTTGCTTGGTGGTGCGCCCATAAGTGGTCGCGATCGGCGGCTTTCAGCTTCAGTCCCGCTACTTCCGCCAGTGCTTTAACCTCCGGCTTGTTCGCGTTGGTCCAGTGGCTCTTGTTCTGCGTGTCCAGCTTCGCCACGGCCGCCGAGAATTGCTCCGGGGTCAACGCGCCACCGGGCACGGGATTGCTGGTCTGGCCAGCGCCGTCGACAGCAGACCCAAGGCTGCCCGACTTGATCAGAGGGGCGGCCTCCTTCTCGGTGCAATCCAGCTCACCGCGTTTATGGATCTCACCCCCAAACTTCACCGGGCTGAGAATCGGATACTTGGGCATCTTTACTCTCCGTTAGCGCCTGGGGCCGTCCCTTGGCCCTGTGCTCATCCCTGCGTCGGCGCGGGTGGTATGGGTTAACCGACGTTCCGCAGAAGGTACCCGGCGGTGATTCCAGTGAGCACAGGATCGCGCTCGTAGGTCACCGGGTAGATCCAGGATTTGTTGTTGTCGGCGTAGTAGGTTTCCTCGACGAGCGGGTGACCTTCCATCGCGTAGGTGTAGCCAAAGCTGGGCTCTTCCATATTGGCCCCTTCACCGCTGTCAGGAGCACAGTAGGCGAGAATCGCGTCGCTGCCCCAGACGTCGGAGAATGCATCACCTTCGCCTGCCACAACCGCTTTACCGATCACAACCTGGTCCAGGTCGAGCATCGCGGCGATCATCTCCGCAGTGACCGAATCGCTGGAGGTGTACTTGAACCGATCCAGAACATTCAAATTCTCGCGCATGGCGGCGAAGGCCTTGGCACTGAGGACCAGTGTGTTGGGGGCCATGCCGATGGATTCACGAATGACCTCCTCGCCGACGCGGATGTCTTTGGCCGGGTTATTGGCATCGTCTGTCCATTTGGCGCCCGCCAAGTCGACCTTGTGGTCGTTGTCATAGCGAGCCGGATCACGAGCGAGATCTGCCTGGTCGCATTCCAGGCCCAGCGACAAAACGTTCATGACGTTACGAACAGCACGCTGACCCAAGTTAATGCCAGGCACCTGACTCGCATCGCGGAGGTGAGAACGGGGAACCACGCCTTCCAGAGATTCCTCGACCAGGGAGAAGCGCTCCCCCAGATAGCCGAACTGGATGCGTTTCGTCGCCGCACCCGGGGCACGCCGGGCGTTGTATCGGCGGAAAGACTCCTTACCGAATGTGAGAACCTGGCCGCCGGCCACGGATACGGGTGCACGCGGGAACAGCGTCATGCCAACATGTCCGGGATGACGGTAGCCACGTGCCTGGGTAGTCAGGATCGGGTCGATAACCCGGACCTGCTGGTTGCTCATCTGAGGCATGATGGTTATCTCCTAGTTGCCGATCAGAAGGATTTCGATGCGATCGCCATCGGCGGTCGCCTCCTGCAGGGCGCGGGCGACGGTCACGCCGGCACTGAGTGCCACGGCTTTACCGGCCGTACCAACTTCGATCTCACCCCCCACGGCGATCGCTCCGCCAGCCTCCACCACCGACGTGCCGATGACATCAGCGGCGAAGTCATCGCCGGTAGCGGCATTGGTGCGCGAAACACCAGCGGCGGTACCAGCAGCAGTGGCCGGTGCGCCGTCGAAGCCGACAAAGCGCTCAGCGGTGACCTGAGCGGTCGCCGCAAAGGTCAGGGTGAGCACCGCAATAGACTGTGCACTCATGGTTGAGGCTCCCTTAGCTCACCGCCGACAGGGCGGTGTTGTAGTCCACTTTGTGCTTCGACGCGTAGGCTTCCGCCTTACGATGAAGCTCCAGTTTGTCTTGGTTGACCGAGTAGCCGGCCGGCGCCGCAAAACTCGCCGAGCTGGTGACGTCCCGGTCCTCATCATCGCCGCGCTCGGAAAAGTCGACGCGCTCCGGCAACTCTTCCAGGAAGCCGCGCAGCCATTTCTCGCGCGAGGTCTCCACGGTCTTACCGCCCTCGGCGAAGCTGACGGTGTCGTCGCCATCCAGGCCGGCCATGAACGCCACAAGGCCGTCCTTTTCACGCGGCAGCAGCTTGCCGTCTTTGACCAGCTGGTCCGCGAAGGCGGCCACTTCTTCCTGGTGGCGTTTGTCTTCCTGCTCCGCCAGGGCCTTTTCACGATCAGCCAGCTCCTGTTCACGCTGGCTCAACGCCGTTTCGCGCTGTGCAAAGTCAGCGTTATCCGGCTTCGATTTGTCTTTGGGGTCCACGGTGGGCTCCTCTTCTTTCTCAGGGGGTTGGGAGAACGCCGGCTGGGCGTCGTCATCCGGTCGGGTCGCCGCCTCTTCAGCGGATCGCGCCAGGAAATCCGGCACGACTCGGTCAGCGGTTTCGGCGCCGAATTGATCCAGCAGCCAGTCCCGCATGTTTCGGAACACCCGGCTGATCGCCCAGCGGCTCTCGAAGTCGGCGTCCGCGAACTCGATGGTGACGACGCCCTCAGCGTCGTCGGAAAAGCTGGCAGCCTTCAGCCCCTTCACAGCCGGCGCGGCGGCGCCCAGAAAGCCGACATGGCGCAGATACCAAACGCCAGGCTTGGGGTTGTTCTTGGAATCAGGGTGGAAGAAGCTCGCGCTCACTTTGGGGAACCGGCCGTCGTTCACCATGGCGGCGAACTCAGGCTCCAGCTGGTCAGCCGTGGCGGTCATCTTGTCGCCCGCCAGGTCCAGCTTGTCGACCCAGCCGTAGGCCGGGTCTTCGGTTTTCGGGTGACCGACCACCAGGGGCGCTTTAAACAGCGCCGGGTCATAGGCGGAAATGGTGGCCTGCAGGTCCTCGTCGCTGAACGACAACTCCTTGCCACTCATGTCGGTCCATGTGCCGCTTTTGAAAATTTCCAGTGGATCCATATCGCTCACCTTGACGTGATGAGGTGAGCCTAGTGGCCGCCGGCGACGCGGGTCTTTTGAACGGGGGCAAAACTTGAACAATCTGGCAGGGACAGCCCGTGACCGGGAATCGCCGGCCCGGCCTGGGGGGATTTAGGGCCGACGAGGATTTATAAACGATTTATGGGCCTGGAACGCGATCTCGGGCTACCGTCGGAGGGGGTGCGGGGTCGCGGCGGCTTCTAGGGCCGCTTAGCCCCGGGCCGATTTTTCGAGCCGTATGCGGGCCAAACGGACCATGTGGAGGTCCTGATCGTCGTCGGTTCCGAGCCAGGGTCGAGCCGGAATATAGATCTTCCCGGCACGCGGATGTGTGATCCATCCGCCGAACTGGTGGATGGCGCCATAGACTCGGTTGGTACCGAACTCGACGCCGCCGGCGTCGTACTGGCCGGCCAGGGTGTCACGCAGGTAGCCCCGGAACGTCAAGATCTTATCTTTGTTGCGGTGCTTGCGTTTCTGCCAGGCCGGACTGAGCGCTTCCCAAGGCTTGCCCTGCGGAGAGCGCTGAGCACGGAAGCGCTCTTCGTGTACGCGACGCAGGTACTCGATGATCTGCTGGTAGAGGGGGACCGGGTTCTGCAGCTCGCCGATCATGCGGCCGAGCGCCGCCTGGGCCCGGGAGCTATCCAACTCGATTCTGGCGCCTGCCATTCAAACCTCCTAAACTAAGCGTCCGGCTTGCGCATGTGCTGCCCCCGGCAGTTGGGCCACCAGGTGCGTAAGCTGCCCGCTGGAGCCGGCCAGCGGGATCCTTCCTTACTCTTCGTCTTCCCGCCGATACAGCCTGATGCCCAGGCGCATATCGTTGATGTCCCCCGATTCCAGCTGGAACGCCGTGATGCCCGCCCAGCCGGACTCGCTCCACTCGAACACCGCCAGTGCCGGCACGGTCATCCCGGGGAGCAGGTAACGCGCGAGGTAACGCCGGCGCACCACCGCCACCTTGCGCGCCGCCTGCCACTCAATGCGCACCCAGATCTCGTCGGGGCTCTGAATCGCGTCGGCCAGCACCTTCATGAAGCGGCCCCGGCCGTTCTTGTCCGCCTTGAGAGCGCCAGTGCGGCGCTGCTCGAAGAGTCCGCGGCCGATCGCCAGCGTTTCACCCAGAACGTCCCTGAAGAGCCGTGGCCGGTCGAGCGTTGCGCCGAACTCTTCCAGGAAGGCTTCGGCATACCGTTCCTCGCTGAGACCCTCCTGCAGCAACCGGCTGGCCGGCGCGGTGCGTGCCGGCGGCATCGCATCCGGGGCGCGCCGGTTCGGCAGCCCTGGGCCACCCATGGAGCCGGCGATCGGCGGATCCGGCCGCTCCGGCGGCACGGCGCCT